GTTTGCAATAGATTGTCGTAAAATCTGTTCCATACGATAAATCTCTTTGCCGTTCATAACACCCCCTTTAAGTGTTATTTAGATTTTCTCACAAGTAACAGCATTATCAACACCCACACGCTGAACATAATAAAACTTTCTATCATTTCACCACCCCTGTAATGTATGCGCATTGTGGAAAAGCACGTTTAAAGCCTTGTTTTGAGACCAGCAAACGCGCCCTAGCGTATTGCTCTGACACGCTCGCTTGGTCTGGGGTTATTTCCGGAGAACCCCCAACCCACTCCCAACTACGTTGATCAAACTGAAACAAACCCCTATATTTTCCAGTTCGACTAACAGCTGTTGGATTTAATGAGGACTCACACATTGCAATCTTGCGATATGTAGGTGTCAGCAGCTCAACCTCATTGATTGGGTCGGGTTCGTGTAGCAGAAACATTTCTAAAATGTTGAACTCTTCCAGTCATCTGCAGCGTCATTTTCAGCCTGTTCGTGGCTTGACGGCAAACTAGATGCGTTTAACCAAGCACTCAAGTTATCTGCCAAATATTCTTTATTGTCTAATTGGTATTTAACTATTGTGTATGGTGCAAATTCTAGTTTGTGAAACTCCTGTTCCTTACTTAGGAATTGCAGATATTTCAAGAGCTTCTCTCGATCCCAGTCAGTATAAATGCGTTTGCATAGATTATTCAAGAAGTCAATTTGTTTACTTGTTGCCATACGATATTCGCCAAAATAGCCATTTTCTAGGGCAGGTGCTTGTTCAGATACCTGAGTAGGCTGTTCTTGGCTAATTTTGCCCTTATTTTGGCTTAAAACGCTATCTGGTGGCGTAGACCAAGCATCAGGCTGAACTCTTTGCATTTCTTCACGTGAGGCAATAGACCTAGATACTTTAATGCCAAGCATTGCTAAAGCACGACCAACAGCTGAAGTTTCCAAAGTCATCATTTCCGAACCTTTAGCAAATCCACGTGCAGGAACACGTTCCCAAGCGTGACCAGAACACCAGCCAAGTTTGTCACGATCAGGATAAGCAAATGCTTTACCCCAAATATACGTCTCATTGTTATAGGTAAGTTCGCCTTTAAATTCAAAATGAATAGCACCATTTGGGTATTGCTCATAAAACGTTTGAATACGGTCTTTAACCTCAATATAGTCTTTTAAATAGTCCATTTATTTATTTACCTTTCTTATAAAGATTGCATAAAATTCTTCAAACTGTTTCAGCTTGTTTAGGCAATCGCATTTTTTAAAATGGCATTGTGTTTTGTGGTAATAATCTGCTGTGTGATACATATGTGCCAGCAGTTCGGTTATATGGTATTCGTATGTCATTTAGCCCCTTTCGTGTATCACAATAAAGCAAATGTGCTACAAAATCGGGTAATGAATTATAACGATTTGATAACTATTTCCAGAGTTCGCCGTCTGCGATAAATGAGCCGTCTTTATTAAAAGTCACTAGTTCTGGTTTAACTTTGCCGTTTTGTTCATAAAGTATTCCAAAGCCTGCTTGCCAATTAGCATAGCCTTTTGTGTATTTCATACCTGACGATTTAGTATCGCAAAGATGCCCAACTTCCATACCAAATAAACTTGATAAATTGCCTGAATAGCCAAATGACTGATGCAAAATACCTTGTCTATGAGTATGTCCAGTTATGCAAGATTTACCAGTTCTCAAAGCTAGTCCTAAAGCTGTTGCACCTGCTTGATTGTAAATTCTGCCTTCGTCGCCGTGACCCATTAAAACATTTTTAGCAACCTCTGATAATGACCTGTTATATGTAATGTTTAATTCTTTAGATCCATAACCTAAAAGATTTTCAATCTTGATAGCATCGATACTTGCAAAAGCAGGTGCGTGTTTACTTATATATTTTTCAATACGTTGAGTGTGATTGGAACGTTGCATAATGAAAGGCTTGCTGCGTCCAAGTGATTGACGGAATTCTTTGAGCAAGCCTCTCAAACCAATTATATGTTTTTGTAAAGACCCCTCAAATTCAACAGAAGTGCCACGATTAAAAGCTGCTATTTGTGGTGCATCAAGTTCATCACCAACACAAAGTAATTTATCTGGTCTGACATAGTCTATATAATCAAGTAACGCATCAATATATTGGCGTTTAATAAATGGATATTGTAAATCTGAAATTATGACGTAACGCTTAATGGTTACCTCTTTCGTTTAGGTTTTTCTCCTAATTGTTGTTTAATACTATCTATAGTAGCGCGAATTTTTACTACCTCAATCTGTAGGCGTGTCACTTTATCATTTAAAGATGAACCTGAATTTGGAAAGAGTTGAGATTTCATTTTAGTAATTTCATAAGTTGCTTTGACAACTAAAACAAGAACAGTAATGAGTAAACCAATAATTGCAATAAGTTCATTTATCATTGACGGCGATACCACTCTGGGTCATAAAAGTCATCATCATCATCTTCATCAGGCGACATTGTGTATTCAAATTTATTTTGAGCATAGGTGATCATACCGTAAATCTGGTATTGAGTTAATCCTTGATTGCTAACAATTTTCATTGTTTTCTTTTTACCGTCAAAAGACTCAAGTAAACAAACAAATCCAGTAACAAGTTTACCTGCTTCGTGAGTTTTATTTATAATGTTTAACAATTCACTAGCCATAACATCTGGTAGCTCTATTGTTTGTTTTTTTGATTTAGGTTTATTCATATGCCAAAAGCCTTTCCGTTAAGATCTCCTGCTTTTGTAAATGATACGTGCAAATGACTAACGTGAGGGTTAGAACCTAAATAGACACGCCATTTCCAATTTAATCTTGATGAGGCTATACGTCCCTGATGAATAATGTAATTAATTCGTTTATCACCATTTACGGCTTTTGCCTTAATTGCTTCAGCAAGTTCCCAAGACGTTTTATTAGATTTATTTAAATCAGCATCAATATCAATAGCACGCACCCAGCCTTGAGCATCAGGGTTATGATCAGATTTACGTTTACTATGTGCTGTATCGCCAAGCCAACCGTCTGAGCGTTTGTCGCGTTTAGGATATTTAAGATTTACTTCTTTACGAAGTTGTTCAGCTGCTTTACTTAGTTTTGGTTTTGGCATTAGGGTTCATTGCTCCCATTGCAGCAGCAACTATTGCACCTAATACGGCTCTGTAATCTAAGGCAAAATCGGTTGCTTGCCAAGCTGCTAAAAAAGCAACTAAGGATAGTAAGACGGCTTTGTGATTAAATGATTGCGTTAATTTCTTCATCTGTTAATCCTGCGATCTCGGCTAATTTTTTTATAGCGTTTTCTCTAGCTTCTTTTTTCTTTGTTTGTTCGGCTTCAATAAGACTTGCCTCTGCTTGGTCTTTTGCGCGTTGTTCAAGAAATGCATCAAGTTCTGCACTTTTAAGTTCTATTGTTTCATCACCGATTTGTATTATTATTTTTTCTTTAGCCATTATTTTTTAACTCCGTATACGACTATTGTGCCAGTTATTGTCCCTGTATCTGGATAAATCGTTATTGAGTCATATGCTGTCGCCACACCGTGACTGGTCGCGCTTTGACCAGTTGCTAGAGCAACATTTCCATAATTATTTATGGTCAAAGTATTTACAGCATCATTTGGATTAAATATATATAAATTGGATAAATGTTTTCCAGCAACACTTTGAAGTGTACAATATCCACCAGAGGATGTTGTATTTCCAGTAGTTGTGGTTGAACCAGTACCAAATATATATTGAGTGACATAATTATTTCCCGTCGCATCTGTTCCAGATAATCTCATACGAAAACGGATTTCTGTTGAATTAGTTGTAGTCACATTTATTTGAATTAAATAATTAGAATAAGTTGAACTAAAAGTATTTGCATCTAAAGATAATGCACTTACAGCACTAGGGCTGTATGACTTGATATGAACTAAACCAGGTGCAGCATAAACACCTAGAGTTGTATCTATTGCGTTACCAAGAGTTCTAATTGCTAATGCGCCGTTTTTAACAAGATCTGTATCGGCAGGGGTAGTCCACCCATTATTGGTAGTTGTAGGCATAGTCTTTAGTTTATCCTTTTCTTAAATTACGTCAAGCCACGTAGTTGTGCTGTCTAAATTTTGCCATTGAGTCAAACTTGGATAATCTTCCCATTGAATATCGAGGGTCGAATAGATTGAGTTAGATACAGACATTGTTAGCTCTAAATTTTTGCGCCCTAAATTCCAAGTCCAGCCCTCAACAAAACCTTCAAATATACCTGAGTCAAATAAACCAACAGGTAAATTAGATAACGAGATTAAAGAGTCCATAGAAACATCTAATAAAGCATTACGGGTTGCGTCTGATATATTGCCGTTTGCAAGATTTAAACTAATTTCTTCTAATGAGGTTCTAGGTGTTCCACGATAGTTAACAAAGTTTACAGCTTGTTCAGTAGCGTCAACAGTTTCAGCAAGTATGGTTGATCTAACATCTTGTAATAAACCATAGTTGTCTATAGACGTATCGTTTTCTGCTGCGACTTCTTGAACAGGGTCGTCATATTGGATAACTACGCTGTTAACAATATCTGCTGTTTGTAATCTGGTTGATATGTTTGCGTTAAGTAAATCTGCATCAAGATTTATCTGGTTGGCTGCATAATTTTCACTACGACGTTCAGCATCAGCATAACCAATATTGCCTGCAGGTGTTTCATACAAATAACCAAGACCAGAGTCAGACGTAATATCAGTAAGAGTATATGCAGAAACAACTTCAGCTGTTCTAGCCAAAACTTCATAACGTCCAGCATCAATAACATCTATTCCTTGAACGCCATAAGTTTGCCAAGTTTCTGTAGTAAAATCGTTCCAAGTTAAAGTGTTAGATAAATCTTCCCAAGCAATATAAAGTGTTTCTTCAAGTATTCTTTCAATACGTTCACCGTCTAATTCTTGAGGATAAGAAACAGCACCAGCGTTACGTTTAACTAATAAACCTAAAGAACCTATTGCTTGTATTTGCATAACATTAGGTTGAGCATTAGGACCAGCAGCAGTTACGCGATTATAAACTCCAGATACTTCACCTGTAAATAATTTAACCCAAGCAGCAGTTGTATCTTTAACTTCTATTGTTATTACATCTAAAAGATTTATTGTTGGGCTTGTTCCGTCAAGATTTACAAGTTCAAGATTGCAATAACCTGGTTGTGTTGGTTCAAAGAAATCATTACGACCACAAGTGATAGTGCCGTCACTTAAAATAACGCTTGTTTGTTCAACACCTGCAATAGTAACTTTATATTCTGGCGTATAAATTGTCATTACGCCCTACCTGGACCGACTCGTATTCCTGTCGTCTTTGTCGCAGTATTTGTTACTTTAACAATCGCTCTAGCTGTGGCTTGTGGGTCAATAGCACCTTTAACATTATTATAAATATTAGTTACAACTGCAGCAGGTTTTTTAAAAACAGAATTTGGATTAGCTGCAGGTATTAAAGTTGGATCAATTCTTCTTTGGGACTCAGTCTCAGCAAATCTTTGGCTGAAATCTAATAATTGTTGAAATGGTCCTAATACTTTACTAATAGCATTTAATAAACTATCTATACCATTTACCATATCGGTTAATAAATTAACAAATTTTACAAAACCTGAGTCTGCGTTTGTTGCTTTATCAAGTTCGCCTGACAATGTTCCTAATCCAGAACCTAAATTACGTAAAGCAGTTCCAAGATTATAACCTGCGGTTTCACTTGCATTTGTTTTTTCTTCAAACATACCTAAAGCAGGAACAACTGCTTTCTTTTTACCAGTTAAACCATCAACAAGTCCTTGTAAAGCAGGTGCAAGATTGTCATTGGCAAATTTAGCAAATCTTTCCAATAAAGGTAAAAGTGCTTGACCTAAACTTTCTTTAGCTTCATCAAGTGATATTTTAATTCTTGCCATACGACCAGCAAAAGTATTAGCTGCTATATCTGCTTGTCCAGCAAAAGTTTCAGATAAAGCAATAACAGCTTTATCAAAATCTTTAGATTTAATAATATTTTCATCAAGAGGCACACCAATACGTTTTAAAGCCCCAATATTGCCGTCATATGCTTTACCAAGTGCTTCTGTAACTGTCGCTAAATCTTTACCCGTTCCAGCCGAAATATCTAAAGCTAGTTGTTGAAGTTTTTGTGCTTTTGTGACATCTCCAGTTGATCTAACTAAACGATCTAAACTTGGACGAAGTTGATCATCAGCAATACCCGTTGCGCGAGCAGTTTTATCAATATATTCTTCAGTTGCCTTAATTTGTGCATCAGTTGCTTTAGTAACATTTTTTAATGTCTGCGCTAATTTAGATTGTGCTTTTTCATCTTCAATAGCAGCTTTGACAGCATCTACACCTATTTTGATTGCCATAGCGCCAGCAGCAGCACCAACAGCTGCAAAAGCCAAAGCGCCAGTTTTTAAAGCTGAACCTAAACGGTCACTAAAACTTCTAGCTTCTTTATCTGCTTTATCAAGTCCTTGAATAAAATCTTTTGTGTCAGCAAGAAGCGCTAATTTTAACGTTCTAATATCAGCCATTATGCGCGCTCCTTCCAAGCACTTGTTATTCTCTCATAACCCTCTAACCATTTTCTAGTGATGATTGGTTGAAATCTTTCAAGAGCTATAAATAAGAACCAACCACGATTTCCACGTCCTTTAGGTCTTGATCTAGGTGGAAATTGTTTATAACGTTTAGAACCAAATTCTGCACCAAATAAAATAGTTCCTGCTTTAACTCCTGATCTTGCTACAACGGTGTTACCACCTACAGTAAAATTAGGCGCTTTATCTGATTTGTTTGTTTTTAATGATTTCATTATTGCATTTGCTTGGGCAGGATTAGGTGCTGTATAGGCATATGAAGTGACAAACGCTGCTGCTTGTTGTGTTAAATCATTTGCTATTTTTTTCATATCGTTTTTTGCTATATCGTCCATTTTACCAAAAGTTGCTAACAATTTGCGTAATTCGTAATCATTAACTTTAACAGTAATTTTTCTATTTTTATTACTACTTTTACCTTTTACGATATCAGCCATTATTTTGCTCGTTCAAAATATGTATAGCCGTAGCCATAATTTCTGGTTCGGCATTGAGCCAATAATCGGGTGTTGTATTTGTGGCTATCGCTAATTCTATTGCTGTTCGCCCGATACTTCGGGCTTGGTAAAATTTGCTGTCTCAAAATCAACAGCTGCAACATTGACGACTTTGGATTTCCAATTATCAAAGTTTTCAATTTTGCCTGTAGTTCTTTGTTGTATTTTGTGCGATAAAAAAAGAAGTAAAGTATTACTTGGACTACTTTCTTCAGTAAGAATTTTAATGATTGATTTACCGTTATAAAGTTCTTTTTCAGCCAAAGATAATTCGATAGGACGAGTCCACTCTTCAAATCTTTCACCTGTTTCTAATTCCCACAATAATTTAAGTTTAAGCATTTTGTTGCCCCTGTTCTATGATTACGCTGTTAAATCTTCTGTTGGTATTCCAACAACTTGCAAAGATACAGAACAAGTCTGTGCATCTGCACCTGAAGCTGAAATTCCTGGATATTGAGGTAATACTGTTCCAGTTAAAGTCACACCTGTAGTTAGTGTTAAAACAAATGCAAGTGTTGTATCTGGTGCGCTTTCGGTTGCGTCCCAAAGTGCTTTGTATAAACTTCCTGGGCTTGTTTTACCAGCATCATTTAAGAATTCAATATCTAAAGTAACATTGCTGTCGATATATTTGTAGGCTTTGCCTGCAAGTGTATCAAAAGTTAATCTTTCAGTATCAAAGTTGATAGCAGAAGATAAAATTTGTTCTGAATATGCGACTGAAGCAATAGTAAGTGTCATTGAACGACCACTTAAAACTGTTGTTGCCATTTTTTTCCTTTCTTAGCCTGTGTAGACTGTTGTTATTTGTATTTCAGCAGATAATAAATCTGTGCTATTTGTCTGCCTAATTCTAGGGCTTGAAATCTGAATAACAGACCAATTTGTTGGCAATAATGCACAAACGGCTTCTATATCATCTTCCAAGTTTGTTAAAGCAGACGGATTACTATAAGTTGCACCGACTACTTCAAGTGTTAATCTTACGCGCCAATTCTTATTATTACCAATAACAACTGGTTCTAAATATGGATCACCAGCTAGTAATAAAACTGAAGGTGGAATAATTACTTCTGGCACGTGATCATAGCAAGAATATTTTGTGTTATCTGTTAATGCTGTTTTAAGACCAAAACGTAAAGTGCTTAATGCCACGATTAGCCTACTTGACTATTGCTGTCAATATATTTACTTATTAAACCTGTAACTTTGTATAAAAGTGTTCTGCCCATACGATATGGTGCAGGTGTGTAATCTAGGGCTTGTTGTGTGCCACCTGCAGCTAGACGTGATTGGAATACGTCAACTGATATTTGTAAAACCGCTTCTTCTACAGCGTCTACGCCGTCGTATTGTGATAAATCGTTTTCTGCAGCGATACCGTTTGGTATTACGTTACGCCAATCTGTGTGAACTGTTGCATTTGTTGTCGTAATTTTAAAAGTATATGGATCTACTATTTCAGATATTGTTTTGTTGCCGTTAATGTGTGCTTCTACGCCAGATATGGCAATAGTTTGTGTTTCATAAAATTTGTGTGGTCTAGTTGTATGTATTGTCGACTCTGTTGTTGTTTCAGAGTAATGTTTATCTATTCCAACTTTCCATTGTATTAAAAAGTCCCCTATTGCATCTTCAGCTGTTTCAATTATTGAATTCAAATCAGCGTCAGAATATAAAGATACGGAAACACCTAATACAGCTCTTAATTGACTAGCTGTTACTAATGCTGGCATTTCTTAATCCTTTCGTTTTAAGTGTGGGTGGCACAGGGGCGAACCACCCACACATCTAATGGTTAGTTATGCAACTTTCCAAGCGTATGCGCCTGCGCCAACTTTTGTGACGATTGCGCCGTAGCCGTAATACATAACTTCGACTTTTCCTTCAGCAATTAAATTAGTGCGAAGTTGTAGTCTTGGGCTTTCATACCAAGTGTATGAGTCTGGGTTGATAACAAATGCGTCATCATCACCCACACCTGACATTGCGCGAGAAACATACAAGTTTAATCCTGCAACGTTTCCACGTAATGATTGTGGAGATACTGCACCACCAGCATTGCTTGGTTGTGAAGCATTGTAAATTGGACGACCTGAGTCGTTTAGACCCATAATTGCACCCCAGAATTCTGGAGAAACAGTTAATGATCTTGCAAATCCTAATGAATTTGCATAAATAGAAGCTGCACCGTCAGCAACGAAATCTAAAAGACCTGATGCATCTAGTGTTCTGTTGCCACCGTCGGTTGCGCCTGCAATAACTGCTGCTGCTACTGCTGCGTCAGTTGCTTTTGCATAAGCAAATTCCATTTGACGAACTAATTCGTCAAAGAACGCTGGAGAACTGCGATCTATGAGTTCTACAGATACTGTGTTTTGTCCTGCGTATTTATTTACAGTTCCAGTTACGAAAGCTGAAGTCATACCAGTTTCAGAAGGTGCATTTCCTTCATCTGTATCTGCGACTGTTGGAACAGCAGTTAATTTAGGGATTTCAAAAGTTAATCCTGCTGGTGGAAGTGTTCCACGAGAAATACTATCCACAAATCCACGATCACCAGTTGATAATGGGTTAATTACTTCACCTAATTGTGGTGTTGGAATAAATGCAGGGTTTGTGCTTGATGAGTCGTCAGCTGCTCTAACATATTGACGACTTTCTTCGTTTCCTAGTGTTGCTCTAATTGAGTGTTCTAGGTATGAAGCTTTTCCTACAATTGGGCTTCTTGGTGCTGTGAAGATTGCAGGACGAACTACACGTTCGGCTGCTTCAACAGCTGGTGCTGCAACTTGTGTTGCAACTTCTTCTTTAACTTCTGGAGTTACTTCGTTTGACAAAGTTTCCTCACTTTCTTTTGGTTGTTCTGACTCGCTTGCTGCGACATCAGTAATTTGTGCATTATCGCCAAATGCTGGAAATGTAACGTGTGAAACTTCTCTAAGAGTTGCTTCGTTAACAATTACTTGTTCCCCTTTAGTTACATAATCATCAATCATTGCGCCGATTGAAAAACCTGTTCTCAAACCCTCTTGGGCTTCAGCTAAAGCGTCATCACCTGCATTTGTTCTTGCTACTTTGAAAGTGCCGATAATTCCGTCGGCTGTTTCTTCGTATTGTTTTAATTTTCCAATAGGTCTAGTCATATCGTGTTCGGTAAATAATTTAATACCTTCACCTATTTTAAGTGATCCTGCATTAAATACAACATCACCCATATTTGTATGACCAACTTTATTGAACGGCACTATTACACCTGTTAATTCACGTTTTGATGAATTTGCTGCAATAATGTCTGTTGAAAATTTAATATAATTATTCATTTA